TTTCTTTTTCTGGCTATTCACAGCTACCGCTTGTTTGTTTTTGTCGCTTTTCTTCATTAGTCAAGCCTGAATGAGTTTTTAAGCATTGTACGGTATAAGCATAGAGTGTGCCAATTACCTGCGTCTAGATGGTATTAACAGTGCTGGTGCGCTGCCAGACTTCAACAATCCAATGTCAACAGCATCCATTGTGTTATCCACCATATCATCATGGTCGTGCGAGTCATCAACCGTGAACTGACTATGCTCTGCCACGAACTCAACAACCCACTTCTCATTATTTGGTATGCAGACCTTGCCAGCTTTAATTTGTGGTGCAGTATCGTATGCCCGGGTAGTCTTATCAATGTTGCGCTGGATTGGAGTGATATTAACCGGAAGCTCAGAGGTTAAGTCCTGTATTAGCCCTGTTCCTGATGATTTGTCCTCAACATGAATGCTTCTCAAGTTTCCTTGCACAAGATCATTCTTAGCAAAAGACGCCTCAACAAACGCCTTGAATTCAGCTCGAAGCTCCGGAGCATCGAACTTACCTCGCTTCATGTCAATCAGGTATATCTTACCCTCATGCACACCCCACTCACAGAACACACTGAAATCATTGTGTTGGCCTTTCTTCTGGGCAGTATCGGCTGTTATGAATCGATATTCCCAGAATGACGGCTTAGGTATATCTGCGCCTTCACCATAGTAAACCCACCAGTCAGGGTCGAACATCTGGCCACCCAGGGCTATTGGCTTCTGCATGTACTGAGACATGAATGTGTATTCATTTTGCTCCCACAGATCCATTAACTGCCCGATATCCTCGTTCTCCGGCCAGAACGAGTAATACCCTCTCACGCACTCAGAATTCTTTACGGCATTCCAGCAATTTGTCTTGTGTGGCTCTGGTAGGTTCTCTATGTACTCTTCTGTTATCAGGGCAGGAATTACCACTTGATCGAAGTCAAGACCCATTCCCCCACTCATCATGAACCCGGTAGCATCAAGTTGATGTAATCTCTGTTGAATGCTAATGATTGGCGTGGGGTGCGCTTTTGACTTATCACCGCGACGTGATCGAACCGTGTCAACAAGCATCCTGTTGTACTTATCACGTTTAACTGCCGAGAACATATCCTCGGGCTTCGAAAAGTCATCCAGCATCAATGCGCCGGAGTATTCAGGCCCAGGGTAACCTCCACGACCGCCGGTTATCTGACCGCCAGCCGAACGACTAACCATTTCGAACAAAACCTTATTAGTATCGCTAACAAGCTGCCATTCTTCAGCCTGATCTGCACCAAACGAAGAAGGCCAAAGCTCTTGCCACTCGCCAGATTTGATCATTTCCCGAACTCGGCGAGAGTTTCGTTTTACCAGTGAGTCGGCATAAGAAAGTGACAAGTAACGCTGTCTTTGTGATGGCGCTATATTTTGTATTGAAGACCATGGAGGAAAGAATATAGACCATGTTTCTGTTTTGGTTGAGCCTGGCGGTACATTGAGTATGGTATTCCCTCGCTTGCGTGACACTACGTCTTCCGCAATGCTTGCTACCATTTTATGATGCCAGTTAGTGATAAACCTTTGACCCTGTGTAATCTGGAACCATATTTGCTGAAATCTAAGAAAAGACCGTTCAGATATCAACCTTACGGCCTGCTTTTGGCCGTCACTCATTTCATCCCAATCAAGCATTAAATTTAATTCCGTGATTCTCATGAAATCCATATTTTAAATTTGCGGATTTCCTGGCATCTATCGCATCGGACAGTTCAGAGAACCTGCCAATATTTATTTGCTTGTACTTTACCTTTATTGTAGCTCGCCACTTATTATTTACTTTGTCCCAGCTAACTCCAGTAAACCCAGAAACATTGCTTGGCTTTGGCCTCTGGTTTCTTGAGTTTTCAATCTTATTTACAACCCTTAAATTCTCAATTCTATTGTCAGATCTGTTTCCATTTATGTGATCAATGGATTTCCCAGAAACACTAAATCCAGAATAGATTGCAACCATTCTATGATGAAGTTGCATTTTTCCACCTATTGATATCATTCTATACCCAGATTTAGCCATTGTTCCTGCATAACGACCTGTTGACCTTTCAACAAGCGCACCATAAAAGGCGTCGTATATAAATCTTTCTTGCAGGTATGATTGTGTAATTTCGATCATGATTGGTCTCTCATGCTGTGGTCGTATTTGATTGCGGAAAGCAACGACCAATTGCCTTTCAGGAGCTACCCTATCCGCTATAAAATTATATCAAAGCTTATCCAGTACATCCTGAACGTCTTTAGCAATGACTGTTGCTTTAGGCGTCATTGTTCCGTCTGTGCTTGTATGGTCAATGATCTGCTTATCTAGACCCAACAGCTTAGCCTTTCCCATTGTCGCTCCAACGGCCGCTGAGCTTTGAGGTGTCTCACAGGTCAATGCGCACGTTCTCGCCTCTTCTAGCTCTTTCAGTAGGTCGTCAACGGTAATATTATGCCTCACTCTGTGCTCCTCTTTTAATTCTTTAAGCCTTTGGGCCACCTTGGGGTTTTTCTGAAGCTTGCTTGACTCTTCCCAAATCTGCTTATCTGTCATATTTTCGGTGTTGTATGCACTTCGATATGCATCAGATGCACTATCTAATTCAATGCATCCGGTGCAAAACTTCTCTTGCTTCCGAGTCAATGCCATTAGATTAGGAACTCTTCTTCAGATGAACCCATACCTTAACCCTCCAACACTGCGTTAATGCCAGTGTATGTTGTTACGAAGAATTTCTTACCCATAACCTCTGTCCAGTCGTGCCAGTGGCTCAGGTTGATGTGAACACGATCACCCCGGCTGATGTCTTCATGGCCAGAGAATGCAACGGTGCCCTTGTTCTGCATTTCTTTACGCTCGTAGGCAACGCCGTTTTTCTCTTCTTCCTGACCATCTAATGTGATCAGTATCTTACCGTTTGCTGGCTTAAAATTCATTCGCCATTCCTTATGTATTCCCCTTTATACTCCAGTATATAACCTAGATTCGTTCCTAGGTCTTCCACCGGATAGGGGCGCTTTTTCATATTGTCGTAGACAATACCGTCCTTTACCAGCACAGCATGTCCTCCGCTTGGCAGCCTTGTGTATCTTACCTGGCCGCCTATTTCTTTCTGGAGTGTAAAAGCGTAGTCCTCACAATCGCCTTGAAATGGATGGTAGATGCTTTCGTAAGCTATCCACTCATTCTTTCCGGACTCTTCCCGCTTATACCTGAAGTTCCACCGGGCTATCCTATGGATATCCTCATGTGGCATCTTCTGCATAGACGAGCAGCCAGCTATTGTCATAGCCATTACTGCTGTTGTGATTCTCATCCCTTACACTCCATTAATCCATTATATGTGTGTCCTTTTAATTATCAAGGCTTCCATGCCTTAATAGCCATTAGTCACTGTCCTTTATGAATTACCCGATCGAATAATTGCAAGCTCGGGCAACAATTGCGACACACCACCCAATAAATGCAATAATCCAACCCACTGATGCCATTTGAAGATAATCATCCTCAGTTAGATTTTTTCCACCATCTGCATTATCAGCAAAAGCAGATGGCCATATAAATCCAGCGACAATCATAAGAGCAAAAACAACCACACTAGCAACCAGCGCCCAAAATGTTGGCTGGCTATAATCAATGCTCATGTCGCCCTCTCATAGCCCGACGTATGGCTTCGTCTGCTATGCGCTGGGAGCTTTTTATATATACACCTGAAAATAATATCTGATCTGTAGTGCAAACATCATCCTGCCCTGTGCCCATGCTTGGCGCAATGCAACCTTCTTTCCACGGCTGCATATCCGAGCTATCAAACCTTACATCTTCCATATCTATATCCTTAGTTAATCAGAGTAGAGTGTGCACCCTACTCCTTGTTATGCGCCTTAGCGCTGGTTAAAGTATTTTACGGATACTTGATTTAAATCTCTTTGGAGGTGGCTCTGGGGTTTCATACTTCACCTTTCCAGTAACCTTCATCCAATGAATCACAAATTCAGCAAGCAAGTCAGGTTCAAGCACATGGCAATTAGCAATATACCTTCTAGCTTCCTGAGCCACGGCCTCTGCTCGCTTGTACGATTCTAATTTTCTTTTACTTATTTCAACCAGCATAATCCTCTCCTTTGTTTATAACACTTCATTGCGCGGGACATAGCCCGCGAATTTGGTTTTTATGCGCCCATATAGGGCGCGGCTAGTGGTTAAAACGGAATATCATCACCTTGCGGGGACTGATTTTGCGGCGCGGACTGGTGAACTCCCATTGGCTGATTCTGCGGCGGTGGCGGCGGCTGATTAGGATTAAACCCCGGCTGTTGAGGCTGGAACCCTGCCTGTTGTTGCTGTGGTTGATATTGCGCCTGCTGTGGCTGTGCATTCTGTGGAGAATGAATAGCGCCTAACCATGCCTCCTGTAGTTCGATCGAATAGACAGGCCCGTTTTGACCGTCGAATATTTCGATCTTCTGAGTTTTTCCGCCAACCTCAACAACAGCACCTTCCACCAGTGCGGAGCGATAAAAATCAATCTGCGCCTGATTGCGAACAAAAACAGCGGCGCTATAGTTTGTCCACTCCTTCTGCTTTGTTTTGTGGTCGTAGTACTGGACACCGCCACGGATGCCAAACCCTACGGATTCACCAGCTTGAAACTCACTTGCGGCCTTATTTAGTTTTAATACAACTGTAGTTGCCATTTTAACCTTCCTTTAGTTAGGTTTATTTAATTTCGCCCATTCAGGCAGTTGTGGTTTTAACCAGTAGCCATAGTTTGGCTGCTGGCCTTTCTTTGCAAAATTGCATCTTGTTGCCAAGTGTTTGACATTATTGTCTGGATAGCCTGTCTTGCATTGGGCAAAAGTTGCATCCAGTTTGTAAAGGTATCGACCAATACCCCACTGAACAGCAGCTCTTTTCATTGAGTCAGATCGTCCGCCTTTAGTTGCCTCAACTTGCGTATTGTCGGCAGCATCCCACTTTGTAACCCATTGCTGAGAAGCTGCATCATACACGGATATACCACACTCAACGCCACCACCTGGAATGTCACGGTATTGATTCTGCCATCCTAGAGGGCCAAAAACATCATCAAGCCTAGCCATAATTGCCCGGTTAGTAACATAGGCTAATACCATTGCCCATGGCCCATTATTTCCAGTGCCAACCTGCTGGGCGCGCCACTCGATGTCACTATCGGCAAAAGGAGCCTGTAATTGTTGCATTAAGTTATTCATAACTTACCACCCTGTATTTTACTAACCATTGCAGCAACTGCTTGGGCCTTACAAGGCTTGCTATCTTTAACAACTGGCCGCTCGGCCGTAGGCTTATACTGCTGGTGAATGGTATTGATCTTAAACATGATTCCAGATCGGTCTAAATCATCCTGCATACGCTGGCGAGCAATAAAGTCCTGACACTTGCTTATCTCAGCATTCTTTTCTGCAAGCTCTGAATACAGCATTGATAGCTGATCCTGGGCATGGTCAGAATAGATTTTTTCGTATGCCAGCTCCTGATTACCAGCGCCGATACATTCAAGAACTTCATTCTGCTTGGCCCAGCCCTCTTTAAAGCTAGGATGGCAATCAGCCTTGCACTCCTGGTGATTCTGACAGGCTTTCTGTCCGGCTAAAAACTGATCCAAATCAAACATCGAAACACACTCCTGCGTAGTAGGCTTTTGACATGCCATTGGCTTTATCCTCTGCAGCCTTATCCATGAGCTTCTTAAATTCACCATCAAGAGACACGGCAGCAGCGCCAGTAGCTGCATTAAGGATCATTGCCATCTGATTAACGCATGACTCTCCAAAGTCTGAATCGGTACCAGTAATTACACTTACAAAAACGTCATAAGCATCCTGACTATTAACGCTATCACCATCACGCCAGCACTGCTGGATAGACTCAGATAAAGACTTCTCTTTGCCTTCCGGATCTGTGATTGCATTAGCTAAAACACTGATTTTGTGATTAGTCATTTTTATTTCTCCTTGGTGTTGCGTTTTGAATATAATCCTAATATTATTGGAACATAATCCGATTTGCAAGGTGTTTTATGAAAAAACAACACAATAAAAAATACGACTTACAAAAGGGCTTTGAGCTTCTTTGCGAAAAGAAAGGAGGAAGCATCTCATCAATAGCAACTGGAGCTGGCTTGGATGACTCAACGATCAGAAAAGCCATAAAAAACAACAACATAACAATCGAAACATTAGAAAAGATTGCAGAATACACCGGACACTTCTATACGTGTCCGACAACAAAAATCACAGTGCCATCAGTAAAGAAGCTGCTGGTTACTATGGGTATTAAGTAGATAAGGAGAAAGACCAATGAGAGAGATTAAGTTTCGTGCGTGGGCGCCTAATTGCCAAGAAATGTGGGACTGGGAAAGAATGCAGTATGTACTGAATACCATTGGATGGCAGAA